TGTATAAAAGAAACCGCATAATCTGCGGCATCTTTATCATAATAAGAGCCTTCGGCCATGAAGGCGGTTGGCTTGTATTTCTTTAATTTACGCATATGCGCCGCCTCCTTTATAAAAATAGGCAAAAGGAAAGAGCCTCCGTAGAAGCCCTTTGCTTTTGCCTATTTCTTCTTTTATTATGCTTCTTGCGTTTCACCAGTTAAAATGAAACGACAGTATTCAGCTTTGTGATCAATGAGGTAAGCTACCAGTTCATAGTAGCCACGCTCATTGGCCTCATACTGTACACGATTCACATCAAACATATTTGTAACCCCGCTATCTCGTATAGCGAGGATTTGTTCCTTTATCTTTTCAGTCATCGGTGGGAACCTCTTTCTCCACAGAGTCAATGGTGGCCTGGCGCAGGATATCTAAGTCAAAGCCCGCGTCCTTGTAGCCTTCCAAAATAGTGGTATAGTAATAGCAACTTGGCTGGCCAAGCGGTCTACCCTCGTTCATCACATACATCATAGCTTTGACATTCTTGCCTCCCAGTTTTACCTTTACCGTTTCCTTTCGGTAAAGGAAGGGCCAGCCTTCATAGCGGTCGAGCGCAGCCTCGTCTGCAGAAGTCAGTTCCCAAACCAATACAGGGACGCTGCCGCCCTTAAAGGGTTCTACTGTCGCCACCGCACCCGCGTGTGCGCCTCGGAACAGGAGCCGCCAATCTTTCAGTATACTGGTACCTACCACCCTTGCTGTGGGGCACCGGTTCGCCATCTGCTTTATGTTAAGGTTCGAGCCGTAAGCAATGTACAGTTTTTTATCCATTATTCTTTGTATCCTCCTTCTTGAGCTTAGGTTTCTCGGACGGTTCAGGCCGCCCGAAATCGCCATGCCGCCGAGCCGTTCAAGTGAGCTGTCAGGTGTTCGCGGCAGTTTGCAAACTCCTCACCAATGAAGCCAATGCGATTCAAGTAAGTCCGCATGGCGAACTTTTCGTTCTCTGTCTGTGGCTTCTTGGCTGATGCACATTTTTGCGTTAGCGCCTGATGGTTAAGGGCTAAGGCTAAAACCACGTAGCTTCTTATCTTGCCAGCATGAAGCTCACTGTTAAATCCCCTAAGCTCTACTGTGTGATTGCCGGTGAAAAAGCTGTGAAGGTTCAGGAAGTGGTAGCGACTGTTGTGATAATGCTTGTCGCGGCTTTCGCTGTAGCCTTCGTACCAAATCTCCTCAATTGCTCGCATGGTCTTAGGCTTGCGGCGGTTCATTTTGTCGACCAGTATGCTGTCCATCTTCTTGCAATAGTTCATCCTCTCCGGCGCAATCTGAAGCGCCTTGTAAAAAAGGTCATTCTTGCTGGCGATGATGTTAATAAAGTTTCTGATGCTCCTTGGTGTATGGTTGGAACCATCAAGGTGAATGTGTATGCCGCAGGAGGCATTTGCAAAAGCCCCTGCCTTGCGCAACTGCCTGACTAATTCCTGCAGGCATTCTATGTCCTCCCGATAGGTAAGGATGGGGCTAACCAGCTCCACACTATATTCGCGAGTGGCCGCTACCTTTTGACGGCCGCTTCGCTTTTGGCAGGAGATACTTCCATCGCTCATAAGCTTCCAAATTCGTCCGTCCGGCGCTATGACCTTCTTGGTGTCGTAGTAGTCGCCCGTGCTGGTGATCGTCCCTCCAAGGTATTCAGCAGTAACTCCTGCTGCTTCGTTTCTTGTAATACCTGTAAATTCAATTTCAATTCCAAATCTGCTTGTTAACACTGTGTTTTTCCTCCTGTACTTGTATGCTTCGTGCCTTTCGGCATGTACATATATCACTCTAAAAGGCTTATATAGCAAGCGATATTTAAGAGAAAAAACACACAAATATATGGGTAGGGCAGGCCACACTGAGCCTAATACTTTACAGCTTTTTCACTAAATCCTCACCATACACAACACCAAGGCTTGAACCTCTATCCCAAGTGCAGAATATCGTACCCGTATCATCCACGAAGTCCACAGTCCCTTTGTCGCCAGGTCTCAATTTTGAGTACTGGTCGTTCATCCTCACCAACTCAACACGGGTTCCCGCTGGATATTGTTTTCGGAGCCTTTCCACTGTCTCCTTTGAGGGAAACTTATTCATGATCTGTTACCTCCGTTACTTTAGCTGGGGCACCATTCTTGAAGGCACTATTGCCTGACAGGTTTCTGAGCAGGATTTTACGTGCTGTTTTATACTCGTCTCCGACAAAACCCAATCTTATAAGGAACACTCGAAATGCAAACTTCTCATTCTCTACAGGCTTATCCTTCGCAGTCACGCGATGCTGTTCCTTTGCAGCTGCACAGAGGGCACCAATGAAGCGAGAATAAGCAGAAACCTCCTCAGGCTCTATCCCAAAGCGGAACCATGGAAACCTGATCGTTGTTTCTGTCCGTTCTATAGGCAGCGCCTCGGCTCCGATTGCCTTCTTAATGAGTGAAGCCTTGCTTGCGATGAGCCGCTCCAGATTCTCAAGCGCTGCATCAGTAAACCCATCCAGTGGCATTTCTATCGTAAGCGTGTCACACAGTTCATCGGCGCCTACTTCGTCACTTTCGTAGGTAAAGCCGAGCTCCAGAAGTTTTTTCAGTAAGTTCTGGATGGTAATCTCGTCCGTGCAATCATCCCATGAAAGAGCACCATCCTTGCTGATAGTGATATTGTCTACAACATAGGCAAAGCTCGGTGCACCTTTATAAACAGGTTCAAAGCCGAGAGCTTCTCCTATTGCCTTGACGAGAGCTTTGCGTTCCCCGCCGGTTACATTGAATTTAACTTCCATTTTCGTTAGCCTCCTTAGCTTTTTGGTGACTACATATATCACTCTAAAGCTGTGGAATAGCAAGCAATATTGAGTAGGAATTAATGTGCATCAAGCTGATTCAACCTCGCTGAAAGCCATCTTTACACCGTCCCGAATGAGAAACACATTATCCTTGCTGCCAACCTGCTCGATATATCGTTTTACGATTACATCACAGAACTTTTCATCCAATTCTACTGTATAGCAAATCCGCTTGGTCTGCTCGCAAGCGATAAGGGTACTTCCCGAACCACCGAATGGATCTAGTACAATACACCCTGTCATGCTGGAATTTAGGATAGGGTAGGCCACCAACGGTACCGGCTTCATCGTGGGATGGTCAGCATTCTTTTTGGGCTTGTCAAACTCCCAGATGGTTGACTGCTTGCGGTCGGAATACCAGGCATGCTTGCCGTTTTTCTTCCAGCCAAACAGGATCGGTTCATGCTGCCATTGATATGGTGATCGCCCAAGTACCAATGATTGCTTCTTCCAAATACATGTGCCGGAAAGGTAAAATCCGGCGGCATCAAAAGCCCTACGGAAGTTAAGCCCTTCGGTGTCAGCATGGAACACATAAATTGACGCGTCCTTTGCCATCGCTTTTTCAGTGAGGGTGAACGCGTCTAAAAGAAACTGATAAAACTTATCATCCGCCATATTATCGTTCTTAATCTTTCCGGCTGTGCCTTCGTAGTTAACATTGTACGGAGGATCAGTCACCGTTAGGTTGGCCAGCTTTCCGTCCATGAGCAGATTAAAGGTCTCTACCTTTGTACTGTCGCCACACACGAGCCGGTGCTGTCCAAGGAGCCATAGATCACCCAGCTTTGTAATAGCAGGTTTTGAGAGTTCTTTGTCCACATCAAAGTCATCGTCTTTTACATCCTCAATACCGCCCAACAGCTTATTTAACTCTGCATCGTCAAAGCCCAGGAGCGACAAATCAAAATCTACACCTTGTAATTCAGAAAGTTCTACCGATAACATTTCAGTATCCCAGCCTGCGTTCAAGGCAAGGCGGTTGTCAGCGATTATGTATGCTCGCTTCTGTGCTTCGGTCAGATGTTCCGCAAATACACATGGAACTTCGGTGATACCTTCTTCTTTAGCTGCAAGAACACGGCCATGCCCTGCGATTATATTTAAGTCTTTATCCACTATGACTGGATTGACGAAACCAAACTCCCGTAGGCTCGCACGAAGCTGGAGAATCTGTTCTTTGCTATGTGTACGAGCATTCCTTGCATATGGCACCAGCTTATCAATATTTACTTTTTCTAATCGTTCAGTTGTATTCACAATCTTCTACCGTCCTCTCCTACTTGAAAGCAGAGCTTCCATAATATCGTCCTGCGGATTTCCAATAAAAGCAGTAGTACAGTTTTGCTTCACAATATCAAAAATTTCATACCAGAGCAGGTTGGCCTGCTTTTGGAAAGACTGACTCATTTGCACGAATGGACTAGCAATCGCACCTCCCGTTGTTGGGTGCTTGCCTAAAAGGCCATATGTGCTTATAGCTTCTTCACACTGGATGTATCGTGTAAACGACTGTGCATAGGCTTCGACGAGTCTGGGATTTACGAATTTTTCACAACCACGTTCCTTGAGCCATTTCCATGTTTCAATAAATAGGGCATCAGCACCCAGTGGTTTACCATCTTTTTGCCGTGCGCTGAGGTATTCACTCGGCGTCGGCATATCTTCACCATTCAAGTCTGCTGTGTCGTCCAGTTCGCTTGCTTCGAGCATGGACTCTGGCTTAAACTCTGGCGCCTCCAAAATCCGTGCGGCTTTACCTGCTGCGATCTTTTCCGCAAGAGGTTGTGGTTTGTCCCCGGCACGCACGCGACGCCCACCTCTATTTGTACCGTCTTTTGCCACGTGCCTTCACCTCCTTGCTGTGGCAGGGTTTAATACCCCGTTTGAACCTGAATTTTTTCGCGCGTGACCCCACGCCCGTTGCACGCTAAAAAAGTCACAGAGATTTTGACCGCCCCTTCCTGTTCCATCTTCCACCTTCTCGTGCGGTGAT